CACATACGCAGTTGCAGACAGCGGTTGGAAATATCAGTACGACAAATACAATGATGCATATGTTTATGTACCATTGAATGCTGACACAGCAGGTTGTATGGCACGTAATGACTCTGTTCGTGAGCCATGGTTATCTCCAGCAGGTTTCAGCAATGGTCGTATTCAAAACTTAGTTCGTTTGGCCTACAATCCAAACCAAGCTGACAGAGACACATTGTACAAAGCCGCAGTTAATCCAGTTATTACACAAGTTGGTCAAGGTACAGTTTTGTTTGGCGACAAGACATTTACATTGAGAAACACTTCAATGAATCGTGTTAACGTTCGTAGATTGTTCATTGAATTGCAAAAGACAATTGGCCAATCCGCAGACAATGTATTGTTTGACCAAAACGATGCAACAACAAGAAACGGTTTCGTAAGTCTAGTTGTTCCTTACTTGAGAAGCGTTCAGTCTAGAAGAGGTATTACAGCATTCAGAGTTGTTTGTGACGAATCAAACAATCCAGAAGATGTAGTAAATGCTAATGAATTTGTTTGCGACATTTTCGTACAACCAATTCGTTCTGTTAACTTCATTCAACTTAACTTTGTCTCTGTAAGAGGTACCGCTACATTCGCTGAAATTGCCGCATAAATACTAGAGAATAAATAAGGAGAATTATATGGCAATTACAACAATTAGCGATTTGAAAACCGCCCTTAATAGTGGCGCTCGTTCAAATCTGTTTAAAGTTACATTAAATGGATTTTATAGTACAACTACATCTGAAGATGAAGATTTTAGTTTTTTGTGCAAGGCAGCCCAACTGCCTGGCTCAACTTTAGGTATTATTGAAGTTCCATTTTCAGCCGGCAGAAGATATAAAGCGCCTGGAGACAGAACATTTGCTGACTGGACAACAACAGTCATTAATGATTCTAATCACCAAATTAGAGAAGCATTAGAAAACCTACAAAAAGTTTATGGAACTACTGATTACAATTCAACAATTTCTAAAACTAGAACTGGTGGAACTCAAACGGACTTTTCTACTATTTTAGTTGAACAACTAGATCAAGCAGGCAATTCGATATATTCATATACGCTGAACAACTGTTGGCCACAAGATATCAGCACTATTGATCTGTCTTATGACTCTACAGACACTCTCGAAGAGTTTACTGTAACTTGGTCTTACGACTACTTTACATTCGAATAAGGAATAAAAAATGACAACCGAATTTTTCAATATCAATACATTTAGAGAAAAACTAAATGGCGGATCAAAAGCAAATTTATTTCGTATGGACATTGAACTCAATGATGATATAGACGGTGTTGATCTAGATGCGGCCAATTTTTCTGTTTTGTGTAAATCTGGTGCAATTCCAGCATTTACACTAGGTGTTATTGAAGTTCCATTCAGAGGAAGACGCATTAAAATTCCTGGTGACAGAACATACGGAGATTGGACAGCAACATTTGTTAACGATGGTAACCAAAACATTCGTAAAACTTTTGACAATTGGCTAAAAAGCATTGTCGATCCTGATGGAGAGGAAGATTTGAGAGTAGATAGCGAAGATACATACCGTTCTACTATTACTGTGAATCAGTTAAGACCAGATGGCACAGTCGCTAGAGTATATAAATTGTATGATGCGTTTCCAACTGATGTTTCTGCTATTGATTTATCTTATGACACTACAGATGCAATTCAAGAGTTTACTGTTACATTCCAATATCACTATCTAGATGTTGGTAATACTTCATTGGCTGGCCAAGACGCATCTGCGCCAGACTCAGCAACAGCAACAGTATAAAAAGTAAATAATGAATTTTACGCAACATAAATAATTGCGTAATAGTTGTCAAACAATGGGGGCTATTACGGCCCCCATTTTTTTTAGAGAGACTCAAATATGGCGATAAAACTTTTTGGATATAAAATTGGTAAAGATGATGTTGAAGCAGAACAGTTAAAATCGTTTGTGCCACCTACCGATGACGATGCATCCGTTGCAATTTCTGGCGGCGGTGTCTATGGTACATACTTAGACCTTGAAGGACAGATTAGAACAGACGCAGATTTAATTAAGAAGTATCGTGAGATGGCACTTCAGCCAGAATGCGATGCGGCTATTGAAGACATTGTTAATGAATCATTAGTCTTTGAAGATGGTGATTATCCAGTTCAAATCATTTTAGATAAACTTGAACAGCCTGAATCAATCAAGAAAAAAATTCGTGATGAATATCATTACGTTATGAAACTTCTTGACTTCAACAATCAGGGATACGATATCTTTCGTAGATGGTATGTTGATGGTCGATTGTATTATCACATGGTCATTGACGAAAAGAATCCTAGATCAGGATTGAAAGAAGTTCGTTACATTGATCCACGTAAAATTCGTAAAGTGCGTGAAAACAAAAGAACTGACAATCGTCCTGGAACAGCAGACACATCACAACAGTATCACGAATACTTTATCTACTCTGATAAAGGATTTGCTAAAGATGGTTCACAAGGTATCAAAATTGCAGTAGATTCAGTTTGCTATACCAACTCTGGTATCACAGACAAAGATGGCAAAGTAATTGTTTCACATTTACACAAAGCAATCAAACCCCTCAATCAATTACGTATGCTTGAAGATGCGACAGTTATCTATCGTATTTCAAGAGCGCCAGAGCGTAGAATTTTTTACATTGATGTGGGTAATTTACCTAAGATGAAAGCTGAACAATACTTGCGTGAAATCATGCAGAAGTATAAAAACAAATTAGTCTATGATGCACAGACTGGTGAAATTCGTGATGACAGAAGATTCCAAACAATGCTAGAAGATTACTGGTTGCCACGTAGAGAAGGTGGTAAAGGTACTGAGATTACCACACTACAGGGTGGACAAAACTTAGGTGAGATTGAAGATGTATTGTACTTTCAAAAGAAGATGTTCAAATCATTGAACGTTCCAGTTTCTCGCATAGAAGCTGACAATGGATTTTCACTAGGTCGTGCTTCTGAAATTACTAGAGATGAATTGAAGTTTGGTAAGTTCATTGCACGTTTGCGTTTAAGATTCTCACACTTGTTTGACAAGATGCTTGAAACACAGCTTCTGCTTAAAGGTGTTTGCACTCGTAAAGAGTGGGAACAAATGAAAGAAGAAATCAGTTATGACTATCAATCAGACTCACACTTCAGCGAACTTAAAAATGCCGAATTGATGAAAGATCGATTGAGTGTTCTTTCAGACATTGACGGGTATGTTGGCAAATATTTCTCCATTAATTATATCAGAAAAAATGTTTTACATCAAAGCGAAGAAGATATAAAACAAATGGACGAAGAAATGCAAGAAGACAAAGCAAACATGGAGGGAGAAGATTCTGTAGCAGAAGATTTGCCACCTCCAGCACCGCCTGCACCTCCACCGCAACAACTTGTTGTGAGTGTAAAAAAAGAAGAAACTGAAAACAATGCTAGAGTAATCGATGACGTAGACCAAAGAGAATTAGCTAAGTCTATGACTGCATTTTTTGGTACATTAGTTGAAGAGGCTAAAGTTGACAAAGAAGGAAACTAATTTTAGCAGTACACTCAGCGAAGCAGTTTCTGTTGCAACATCTGTAGCATACACAAGACAAGAGATACAAAAACTTAAGACGGAATTCGTATCTCTTCTAGAAAAGAAAACAGCAGAAGTAATCGTTGAACAAGTTCCTGGTCCAGTCGGCCCACGTGGAGCCCTTGGTGCAACTGGCGCTCAGGGACCTAAAGGCGACAAAGGTGACAAGGGCGATGTTGGCGAACGTGGTGAAAAAGGTGATGTTGGTCAACAGGGTGAAATAGGGCCAGAAGGTCCGCAGGGAATAAAAGGCGACAAAGGCGATATTGGTCCACAAGGCATACAGGGAATTACTGGCGAGCGTGGCGAAAAGGGCGATAAGGGTGAAGACGGCAAAAACGGTTTGGACGGAAGAGATGGAGAAGCGGGCAATATTGGTCCCGCTGGACCAGCTGGCGCACAGGGAATTCAAGGTGAGCGTGGTGAAAAGGGTGACAGAGGCGACAGAGGAGAGTCAGGAAAAGACGGACAACAAGGAATTCAAGGATCAGTTGGGCCAAGAGGCGAAATCGGACCACAGGGCATTCAAGGTCTCCCAGGTAAAGATGGTAAAGACGCAGACGTAAAAGCAATTGAACAATCTATCAGTAAGTTCAAAGAAGTTCTACAAAAAGATGTAAGTCAATACAAAGCAAAAGTCAATACTATCATATCAAGTGGTATCGGTGGTGGTTCACATGGTGGTGGTGAAGTTAATCTACGTAGACTTGATGATGTTGACACAACTAATCTTACTGATGGATATGTTTTAGCATTTAATGAGTCTACGCAAAAATTTGAATTCGTTGAAGGTGGCACTGGCGGCGGTACAGTAGATACGATAGCAAGAACAAGAGCAAATAATGCATGGAACACAGCCAACTCAGCGTACTTACAAGCAAACTCGGCATACAATCAAGCAAATTCAGCAAACTCATTAGCACAAGCCGCATACAATTATGCTAATACATTAAGTGGTTCTGGAACAGATAACTTAGCACGTTCAATTGCCAATAGTGCATATGCTACAGCAAATACTAAGTCATATACATTCAGTCAGAACACCGCGCCAGCTACAGCAAACTCAAATGATTTTTGGGCTAATACTGACAGCGCAGTTGTATATTACAATTTTGGTAATACATCAAGTCCTCTTTGGGTAGAGTTTGGTCCAACAGGAACATCTACTAGCGGTGGTAATACAGACTTGACTGGATATGCAGTTAATACAACCGTTAATTTAATTTGGTCTACAGCAAATTTAGCATACACTCAAGCAAACACGGGAACCACATTAGCACAAGCGGCATATAATTATGCTAACACCATTATTGTTCCTAGTTTAAGTGGTTATGCTGTTAACACAACCGTTAATACGATTTGGTCGACTACTAACTCAGCATATACTCAAGCGAACACCGCTACAACTTTAGCACAAGCCGCATACAATTATGCTAACACTATTGTTGTTCCAAGTCTAAGCGGATATGCAGTCAATGCTATAGTCGATATTGTTTGGTCAAATTCAAATTCGGCATTCTCTACAGCCAATGCATCATATAATCAGGCTAACACAGCAACTACTAATGCATCTAATGCCGATGTAAAAGCACAAGCCGCTTACAATTACGCTAACACTATTGTTGTTCCAAGTCTTTCTGGTTATGCAACAAACACTACTGTCAATCTGGTTTGGTCTACCGCTAATAGCGCATATACACAAGCAAACTTAGCATTCAATACTGCTAACTCTGCATGGACAACAGCAAACACACAGTCCGATTGGAACGTTTCTGATAATACTAGTGTAGCGTTCATTAAAAACAAACCAACATTAGTAACGACACTCAATGACTTAAGCGATGCAACAATCGTAAGTCCATTAAACGAACAAGTTTTAGTATACAATACTGCAACTGGTCAATGGATTAATCAGGCGATTGGTATCTCTGCTAACAATCTAACAACAGGTTATTTTGGCGGATTCTTTTATAACGGCGCAAACGTTGCACTTTCAAACACATCATTAGCATATACTGTTCCTATTTCAAGTTCATATGATGGTACGAATGGCGTAACTATTGGTGGTAATAATGATATTTTAATTGCTTATGCAGGAACTTATCACGTTGAATATTCTATTCAGTTTGAAAATAATGGAAATTCTGAAGATGCGATTGACATATGGGTTCGAGTGAATGGAGTAAACGTAGCAAATTCGGCTAGCAAGTTTTCTATTCACAGAAAAAATGGTAATGATCCAGGATTTCTTATTGCTGTTACACCACTTTTATTGACATGTAATGCGGCTGATAGAATTCAGTTTGAGGTTTCGTCTTCTACGGGTCAGACTAAGATAGCATCATATCCTACACAAATTGATCCAACGACACCTGCAATACCTGCTGTTATTGCTAACGTTCAGCAAGTATCATCTATTGTTATTCCAAACGACATTACTGGTACTGCAAATAATGCAAACTATCTTGGTGGTTATGCGGCTAACACTTATGCAACAACTGCTACTACAAATACAATTGCGACAAATGTAGCAAGCGCATGGTCTACAGCAAACTCTGCATTTGCACAAGCAAACTCTGCGTGGGCACAAGCCAACACTGGTGGTGCCGCTGGTACTGATAACGTGGCACGTTCAATTGCTAATAGTGCATTCTCTACTGCCAACTCAGCATTCGCTAAAGCAAATACTGGCACCAGTCAATTAGTCAACGATGCTAGTACAGTTAGTCTTAGTGCAAATGGTAACTTAACAGTACCAGGACCAATTGGTGGATTAGGAAATGCTAAACTAGATTTTACTACTTACGGAGCCAATGTTGCATATCTAACAACCACTAGTGATGATTCTACTGCATTGTATATGGGGTCGGTATCTGCTGAATTATACGCTCATACAAATATACTCATTAGGACAAATACCGCAGGAGTATCGAAAAATTGGACATTTGGTGCAGATGGTAGCACAACACTTCCAGGCACAGTTGATATAACTTATACTCCAGACACAGCAACTGGTTCTGCTATAACAATCAATGGCGCTAACACACAGGGTGGTACAGGCTACTTTGACTTTTTAAGGGCCACTAATACTACCAGTGGTGCAACCAATCCAAACAAGACATTCCGTTTAAACAGCACAGGTGCGGTAGAAATTATCAATAGTGCCTACACAGCAACTTTATTCAATTTAAGTGATGCTGGTAATTTAAGTATCAGCGGAGATTATCAAGTCAACGGTAAAAAAGCAGTCAATGGTCCTGCGTTTAGAGCATACGTAGCAACTGGACAAGCCATTACATCAGGTAGTCAGCAAAAAGTAACATTCGGCACCGAAAATTTTGACACTAACAATAATTTTGCCAGCAGTAGATTCACACCTACAATAGAAGGATATTATCAGTTGAATGCTACTATTCGTATTGATGGTACATCCAGCACCGGCGAAGTTATGATTATTCTTTACAAAAATGGTTCAGAATATGCCCGTGGCCACAATCAATCTGGAACAGAACAAGGTGCTAGTTTCTATTCAATGAGTGTATCTGACATAGCATACGCTAACGGATCTACCGATTACTTTGAAGTTTATATACAACAGAGTAGTGGTGGTAATAGAAATACTACAGCAGGTTCTCCCATTTCATATTTCAGCGGCAGTATGATTAGAGGCGCATAACATGGCACTTAATTTTCCATCATCACCAGCATTAAATCAAACACACACAGTCGGAAGTAAGACTTGGAAGTGGAATGGTTATGCGTGGGACGTACAACTACAAGATGTCGCTGATAGTGCATTTGTAATAGCCGCTTTTGCAACTGCAAATTCTGCATTCGCACAAGCCAATGCCGCTTATGCACAAGCGAATACTGGTGGCGCTGGTGCTACTGAGTCTCTAAACGTAGTCTTTGACAATATTACCGCAACTCAATATAAGATTGTTGCTTTGAACGCTAATGCACAAACTGTCCTTGCAACATCATTAGAAATAGGTCAAATTGATAGAGTTTTGGGTGTATTAGATAATGCTGGTGAAACAGTTACTTTTGGTGCTATCACAAACCCGTCATGGACTTGGACTCCAGAACAGTCATTGTATCTTGGAAGTAATGGCACAATAGTGACAACATCTACAATTGACGGTGCGGCATTTTCTCTAAAAATTGGTTACGCAATCTCATCAACAAAAGCATTCATAAAAATCGGAACACCCGTTGTTTTATAAATAAGTAAAAACTAGGAGCAATCTACATGGCAAACGCACTTTACTCAAAAGCAAAAGAAGCATTTTTAAATGGTTCCATCAATATGGTAGCCAACACTATTACTATAGCACTTGTTGATACTGGTGTTTATACTTATAGTGCATCACATCAATTTAGAAATGAAGTGTCAAACTCTGCTGTAATTTCGTCAACAACATTGGCAAATAAAACAATTACAAATGGCGTATTTGATGCAGATGATGCAACATTCAGTTCTGTAACTGGCGCAAATTGTGAAGCATTATTGATATTCCAAGATACTGGAATTCAGACTACATCTAGATTAATTGCGTACATTGATAGCGCAACTGGTCTTCCAATTCTACCTAACGGCGGTGATATTTCTGTTGCATTCTCTAGCGGATCAAGTAAGATTTTTGCTCTTTAATTTTTTGATATAAATTAAATCATGGCTAATACTCAAGTCATACAGCTTGACGGTATAATTAGTGATGTACAAAATGTACAAGTACAAACCGAATCGTCAAACACCATACTTCAACTTGGTGATAGATTCGATTACGCCATCGATTCCGTGCTCCTTTTCGGAACACCAAAAACAATATTCATTGCGTATCCAGATACAGTAGCAAGTACACTTGCATTTGGAACCACACAACTCAATACTACAATATATGCAACTTCAGTAGAGTCTACTGTAAGTTTTGGTGATAGCTTACCACAGTTTAAGATTGCAGTTAATTCTACAGTTAACGAACAAACATTTGGAACAGCACAACTTAATAGTAGAATCTTTATAAACTCAGTAGAATCTGTTGCTGAAGTTTCACAGCCAAACGTAAGACCAGCAATTAGTCCAGTTTCGATTGCATCTGCTGAAGCATTTGGAAATCTTCAAATCAATATGCAGATTGAAGATGTTCCGTTTCCATCAATCGAATCTACACTTGTTGTTTCTAACCCATCGGTTAGGTTTGTTATTGGACCATTGGGCATTGCACCAACAAACAATTTTGGTACTGCAACATTCATTGATAATATTCATAGATTGCTTGTCTTTAAAGATGACAACATTTCTAAAGTTGGTGAGAATGATGCAGTCGTTATCGCAGGTGGTATTAGAGTAAATCCTGCATCTGCCGTATCAGAAACAGCAACTTCTGGAAGTGCAACATTGCCAAACAATCCAGTTGGATTCATATCTGTAAACATTGGTGGTAGAGACTATTTAATGCCATATTACAATGCTTAAAATCGATAAAGTATAAATAAGTTAGCAAACAAAGGAAATATAACATGGAAAATGTACAGACAGCAATTCAACACGCATATGATGCAAGACCAGCTGAGTTTAAAAACTCAATTCTTGACGCACTAAACGACAAGATACAGAATCATATTGAAGTTAAAAGAATGGAATTAGCTAGTTCACTTTTCAAAGATAGCGAAGAAGTCGCATCTAACGGTGAAGAAGAATTTCAATCCAGTTCAGAAGGAAATGTAGATGAAGAACTTTAAAAGTTTTATCCAGTTGGATGAAGTAGAAAGAGTCAAGTATAAAGACGGCATTGCCAATAAAATGGCATATGCGAATGATGAAGTCAAAACTAAAGGCAATAGGCTTGATAACAAGCAAGCATTTGGTGAAGGCGATGCATACGACAAAGACGTTAAGGCTAGTCCAAAACCGCACGATAAAGAAGCGGCCGCCCAACGTGCGAAGCTAGCCGCTCTTGCCGCTAGAAAAGCAATGATGACGAACAAAATGAGTGAAGCTGAAAGTCATCAGTCTAAGACTACAATGAAGCACATCAGCAATCCAAATGCCGCTGAAAAGAAAGCCGCTAAAGATATCAAACCGGGCATTAAAGGTGTTCGTGATAGATTAGCGATGCTTGATGCGGCAAAGAAACGTGGTGCTTTAAAAAATGAAGAAGTTGATTTACTTTCTGATTTGTACGATCAGTTAGATGAAAGCAACCAAGAAATCTTTTTGAATCAGTTAGAAGAAGATGCTGAAGTA